GATCGTGAATGGCCCGGAGTGCACGTCCATTGGGCACGTAACATGTGTGGATGACGGATCGGTTCGTTATTCCACCTCCATCAATTCGAAGGTAGCCACGATGGACTTACCCGTAGCATTGGCTTATACCTGGCATGCTGGTGGGTACGGTAAGTGCGGCAGTCTCGTTGTGGCCGACGGCAAAGTGGTAGGATACCACATAGCCGGGGTGTTGTCCACGAAAGAGGGGTTTGCGATACCCATTGATGCTGCGCTACTTGACGCTTTGTGCAATGCGGATTATTCATCAGTGGTGCCCGTGTGCCCACCACCAATTGTGAGCTACTTGAGGGAGTTTGCGGGGGTGATGAACTATCGTGTAGCAGACTTTCCGGAAAGGAGGAATCCTGATGCGGGTTGTGCCGAGAACAAGTTGGTACCTTGTGTCAGTGGGCAGCAGATTTTTGCTGACGTGAAATTCCCGCGCAAGGTGCCAGTGGCCACGGGGTGGTGTGGACCACCCGGGGAAGCGAACCATTGCTATGCTGTTCTATTGGCGAACCTCATTGAATCGGATGTGCGTGCGCGCGAGGCCGCGCCGTGTTTCCCACATACCTTGTTCGACCAGTACGTGGGTTGTGAGGTCGCGCGGTTCAGAGGATTCGTGAGAGAGCAGCGCGCGACCCCGTTATCACTTGAAGAATCTATTGCAGGCGCTGGTACGATGCCGCGGATGGATCTGGACACGGCTACAGGCCTGAATTCTTTGGCGCGTGGGCAAGGCAAGAAACGCATGTATATCACCCATACTCCGAATGGACCGATCGTGGCACCAGAACTGAGAGCCTTGTACAATGCTACGGTCGCGGCTATTAAGGAGGGACGTGAAGGTGATATTGACTTGCGTGACGTGGTGTACGACCTCATGCCCAAGATGGAGTGCCGATTGCCAGGGAAGTTCGCGCGCGGTGTTTTTAAGTCACCGTTGATAGCGTTGTTGCTCATGCGGTCTTATCTGCACTTTTTGTATGAGGCGTTCGTGCCCACGGTGATGCAATCTCGCTATGGGGTTGGCGTTAATCCGTTTCGAGATTGGGGGGCGTTGGCTAGCGATTTAGGAGAAGAGGTGTTTGCGTTCGATTTTAGTAAGGCTGATCTCAATGTATGGGCGCTTATTAAGCAACATTTTGTCGACTTTGCATTATTGTTGTGCCCGTACACTGCGGAGGCGGATCGGCGTTGTGTTGCTTTTGCATTGTACTTGTTGGTAACGATGCGTTTCGCCATAGGCAGCCTCGTGTTACAACTTCAATCAGGCCATCCTTCTGGTTCGTTCTTAACTTCGATCGTCATGGGGTGGTGTGTCAAGGCTTCCATGGTGGTGAGTGAAGCGACGGCTTACTCGCTGTTGGTTGAGAAGGCGCACGCAAATGTCGAGAAGCGGAAGTTATGGTTGTATGGCGATGATAACATCCAGGCTCGACCCCCGGATGTAGATTCGACCTACTATCAGCCCATAGCTCACGCGCTGCGATCTATAGGGATGATTTTGACCCCAGCGGATAAGTCAGCTGGTCCCATGGCGTCGGTGCCGCTTGCAGATGCGCAATTCATCGGGCGTAGCTTCGCACGGTATCATGGGGATGTGGTTTCTGCGCCGCTACGCCCTGAATCGTACTTTAACACTGTGTGTTACATGGAGAGGAAATACACGGATGCTCAGTACTGTTTGTTGGTGTTGCCGACCATGGTTATCGAGGCTGCCCAATGCCCTGAGGCGGAGTATCGCGCGCGGTGCGCGGCGTTGGAGAAGTGGGTCAATGCGGTGGTGCCCAAGGTGTATAAGAAACCCATATTGGCGCGATGGTTTGATAAATCGGAG